TTATTTAAAAAAACTTGTCGAAGATCGTAACGTCATTTGGAACGATATGAAGAATCTAAATGATCGTGAAGTTGAAGAGAAGAGATCCTTAAATTCAGAAGAGCAACAAACTTGGGACACTATGTCTCAGGACCTTGATGCATTGGATAAAAGAATCAAAGATCTACATGATCTAGACAAAAAGAACAAAGAGGCAGAGGCTAGAAGAGAAGAAATTTTATCTTCTAATCAAGCTGTTGCCGAAATTGATCCGGAAGTTGAAGAAGAAAAAAGAGGAACAACTCCTCTCAGGGCTTTAGCTAATGGAGAAATTAGAAATCATACATTCGAAAAAGAAGAAAGAGACTTAACCTCATCTAATGCAGGTGGAGTCGTTCCTGAATCCTTTTTTGATCAAGTTACAGCAGTAATGGACTCTGTTGGTGTAATGAGAAATCTCGGAACTGTTATTAATACAGCAGGTGGAGAAGCTCTCAAATTCCCTACACTTACAGCAAACTCCTCTGCATCACTTATATCTGAGGGATCTGCAATTTCAGAATCAGATCCAACTATCTCAAGTGTTAGCTTAGGTGCTTATAAATTAGCATTTATTACACAAATCTCTAAGGAATTGTTAAACGATTCCGGTGTTGACTTAGAGGGTATCATGGCAAATATGTCCGGTACAGCTCTTGGTAAAAAACAAGGAGAATTTGCAATAACAGGAACAGGTAGTTCTCAACCAACTGGATTAGTTGGAGTGGCAAACGTAAAAACACTTGCCTCAAATTCTGCAATAACTGTAGATGAAGTTTTAGATGCTCATTATGGAATGGGACAAGAGTACAGAAATGCTCCTAACTATGCCATGATTTTTAGTGCAAACACTATAAATGAACTCAGACAACTTAAAGACTCAAATGGTCAATATTTATGGAGTCCTGCTGTAGCAGTAGGTACACCGGACAGATTGATCGGAGTTCCAGTTTATGAAGATCCAAACGTTGCAGACCTTGGTGCAAATGCCAAAGTCGGTTACATCGGAGACATGAGTAAATACTTTATCCGTGAGGCCGGTGGCCTTGAAGTGGCTCGTTCAGATGAGTTCGGATTCAATACCGATCTAGTGAGCTACAAATTTATTTTGAGAACTGACTCAGCAACACTTGATGCATCAGCAATCAAAAGATTAACTTGTCCTGCCTAGGTAGAGACATTCAATCTGATCATCCGTATAGCCTCCACAGTTAAACACCGATCAGACTTGATCCTAGTCCTCAAGCAATTGAGGACCTGGATGAAGATACAGGAGAAAAAATAATGAAAGTAAAGATAATTGCTCAATATGTAGGCAATATTTCGGGAGTAAAAGTACCACCTCCAGGCCAGGAAATAAAACTGGATAAAGAGGATGCAGTATGGCTCATCGAAAATGGTTTTGCAATGCCAGTTAAAGCAGATGCAAAAGCTAAAGCCTCTAAACCGAAAGCAAAAGAAAATTCAAAAAAGTAGGTTAAATGTTAGATACTAGGTATGGCCTAGGGACTCAACAAGTATTAACGAACTCAAGAGGACGAATTGCTAGTAGATTTGAAGTAGATGGAGTCTTAACATCTGCAACAGGAGACGTAACAGTTACTGTAGTAGATGAAGATGGAACAACTTTAATCAACTCACAAACAGCAACAGAATCTTCAACAGGAATTTATTACTACGATCTAGGAACAGCAAATACAACAAGAGTTCGTAAATTAACTGTTACCTGGAGTGGTACCTGGGAATCTGTAGCTCAAACATCAACTCTCATCTATGAGGTGGTAGGTAATTTCTTATTTACTGAACACCAGGCAAGAAGTTTTGATGATAATGCTTTAAATTCAACAAGTTCATATACAGATGAAATGATTTCAGACGAGAGAGCAAGAATTACAGATCTACTCTTTGACTGGACATCGTTATCGTGGATTCCTAGATTTCACAAAGCAAAATTAAAAGGAGAATATTCTCCCGAGTTATTACTACCCCATCGTTTAATAAATGAAATAATATCAATCAAAATTGATGGAGTAACAATAGCTACAAGTGAGTTTGAGATAGATTCAGAAGTAGGACTTCTTTACTATAAAGATGGATTTTTTACTCATCCAACACAGTTACACCCACTTAATGTCGTTGTTGAATATGAACATGGTTATAAAAGTATTGTTGATGGTGTAGATCGTATAGGGTTAAAAATGTTAAGAATGAGATTACCCTCATCAAACATACCCGAAAATACACGATCTTTTACTGATGCAATGGGTACAGCAGATTTTATCGTTGAGGGACAAGGACCATTCGGAATCTTTAATAGAACTAGATCTCCGGAAGTAAATGCCTGGTTAGAGCAACACTCCTCATCGATCATTGGATGGTAAATGACAGTTTCAATAGTAAATAATTTTAGATCAAATTTAAAGACTCAACTAGAGGCTCGAGCAGGATTAGATGGAATAAAAATATTTTCATACAGTCCTGGAGAGGTTTTAGATAGAGAATTTATATCTCTTGGTGGTGCAAACACTTCCATTAGTCCATTCACAATGGGTGGACAATATGAACAAACAAATTCTATAAACGGATTGATATTTGTTAACCAGGTAGGTGCCGGAGATACAGTAGCCGAATCTACCAACGATAGAGCTGTTTTTTTAATGGAAGAAGTATTCCAACAGATAGTAAGTGATCCAACAGTTAATGGATCAGTACAAAATGCAGAACTCACAAGATACCAGGAAGAAAATGGAGCTGACGAGAATGGTAGAGTCTGTACGTTTGAATTTGAAATTGAATTTACTAATCAAACTTTATAGGAGATAAACATGGCAGAAAATAAACCTGCAAAAGCAAAACCTAAAAAGGTTTCACAAGACAATAAAAAGTATGTAGCCGTAGTAGGTCTACATATCGAGGGATCTATTTTTGAACCAGGAGAAATCGTAACGAAGAAGATTCCTCAATGGATGATAGATCAGAAAAAAGTAATCGAGGATAAATAATGGCCAATTCGGGTAAAGATACAAAAATAATATTTGGTGGATATGACCTATCTACGAATTTCAATTCAGTAACTGCATCTCGTAACATAGAGATGATTGATGTAACTACATTTAATGCTACATCAGGTTACAGAACTATGCTCCCTAGCTTAGAATCAGGATCAATATCCTTAGATGGATATTTTGATGGATCAGCAAACTCAGTAGATGAAGAATTACAAGGAGTATTAGGTAATACATCAGTAACTCCCCTAGTTTTTGCTCAAGCAGGATTAACTAGAGGAAATAAAGCTGTTCTATTATCATCAGATGTTACTAATTATGAGATCGGTTCAGAAGTTGCAGGAGCAGTAACTGTTTCTGCCTCAGCTGAGGGTGGTTTCATTGGTAACGGAGTTTCGTTAAAGGATTTAAGTGCTGAGACATCAGCAACAGATCATACATCAGTTGATAACTCAGTAGCAACCACTAATGGTGCTACAGCTTATATTCATATAACAGCAAAGTCGGGAACTCCTGGAGCAACTATAAAAATACAGGACTCAGCTGACAACACATCATTTTCAGATCTAGCTACGTTCACATTAGATGGATCAGCAGTTGGATCAGAAATAAAAGCTGTTACTGGAACAGTTAATAGATATTTGAGAGTTACTTCTGCCTATACGGGTGGTAGTTTCAGTCTCACTTATGCAGTCGTCATTGCAAGAAAATTAAAGTAATAATATATAGGAGATAAACCATGGCAATAGCTGGTAAATCAAGTCATATTTCAATAGATGGAAATGACATATCACAATATGTGGAGTCTTTGACATTCAGTCAGAATGTTGAAACTGCACAGACTCAAGGTTTTGGAGATTCAAACGTTGAACTCATCACAGCTTTGAAATCAGCATCATTATCACTTGATATCACTTGGGATTCAACCCAGGACGGATATTCAGCAGGTGGATTTGATGATTCTGTAGTAGCAGTAATTTGGGGTCCTCAGGGTAACACCTCAGGAGACGTTAAGTACACACTTAACATGTTCCAAACAGGCTACGAAATTAGTTCAGATGTAACAGGAAAAGTTTCAGCATCTATGACTCTTGAGAGTTCCGGTGCAGTTACTAGAGGAACATTTAGCTAAAATGCCGGTTGACCAAACTGGTATAAAAGTTGAGGGCATCCAGGAACTCGTTAAAGGCTTTAACAAAATGGATAAAGACGTTAAGAGTGCTGTAAAAGATGTCCACCAAAGAATAGGTAATCAAGTAGTTAACAGGGTTAGACCTAAACTCATGTCCGAGGCTAAGTCTCCGACTGGAAAACTAGCTCAATCGTTAAGATCTGCTCGATTGCAAACGTCTTTAAAAATTAGATTAGGCCGTACTAAGACTACACCGTATGCAGGACCATTCGAATATGGTGGCAACGTAAATGGAAGAGAGTATAAACAATATAGACCGGATGGGTACACCCTATGGCCTTATATTGAAAAAGATCTTCCAAACATCAGACGAAAATACCTTAAAGCATTGTTAAACAATGTTGCAGGTGGTGTAGCAAAGATGAAAGTAATTAGGTTAGATAAAAAATGAACGATGATTATCCAATAATTAACGTCCAAGGTACAAAGTATCCCCTGGACTATTCAGATCTAAATGGGTTGGAATGGCAAGAAGTTAAGAAATTAACAGGCCTTACTCCCATTCGAGCAATTAACGAATGTGCCTCAATGGATTTTGAGGTCATTGGTGCAATAGCTTGGATCATAATTAGACGTGATACAGATATGACTTATGAAGAAGTCCTGGCATCACTATCTATTAAATCATTCGTAGATGATGTTGAGGGAGACGATATCCCAAAAGACTCAGAAGAGAATGGATAAGCTCCCTACCATCTCTATGTAAATTCTACGGAATTAAACCCTGGGAGCTTGAATTATTCACGTTAGGAGAACTAACTGAATTTACAAATCAAATGACAGAATACACGAGGAAAAATGGCTAATCCACAAAGAGGTGTAGTTGTATCGTTTGTTGCTGATGACTCTAGATTTAAAAAAGGAGTCAATAGTGCATCGAGACACTCAAAGAAATTTCAAAAAGATGCAACTGGCCTACAAGGTGCAGTAAAAAAACTTGGTCCAGTATTGAATCAAGTAGCTACTCGTGGTTTTCAAGCCATGGCAGTTGGTATTGGTGCAGGTATACGAGAATTTGCTAATTTTCAAGATGCCCTAGCTGAATCAACTGCAATTATGCAAGTCTCAGAAGATCAGCTTAAAAGTATGGAAGAGGCATCGATTCAAGTTGCCAGGACAACTACTTTTAGTGCTACTGAGTCAGCAAAAGCATTTTTCTTCCTTGCTAGTGCCGGTTTAGATGCAGAACAAAGTATCGGGGCTTTACCCCAGGTATCTAAGTTTGCTCAAGCAGGTGCATTCGATTTAGCATTAGCAACAGATCTTTTAACTGATGCTCAAAGTTCGTTAGGACTGACATCTAAAGATACTGCTAAAAATATCGAAAATATGGCAAGAACATCTGACGTATTAGTAAAAGCTAATACCCTAGCAAATGCATCAGTACAACAATTCTCAGAGGCATTAACTAATAAAGCAGGTGCATCTCTTAAAGTAGCTAATAAATCTATTGAAGAGGGTGTTGCTGTTCTATCATTCTTTGCCGATCAGGGTGTTAAAGGTGCAGAGGCCGGAGAAAAACTTAACGTAGTGTTAAGAGACATTCCTCGAGCAGGTGCAAGAAATCCACAGCTGTTTAAAGATATGGGGATAGAAATCTTTAATGCTGAGGGCAATATGAAGAACATGTCCGATATTGTTGGAGAGTTCACTAGAGTTCTCGGTCCAATGGATGATGGCCTTAAAGCTACAACCCTGGAACAACTTGGATTAACTAGATCTGTTGGAGATGCAATTAAGATTCTCCTGGGTGGAGAACAACAGATTAAGGCTTATGAATCTGCATTAAAGAATGCCGGTGGCACTACAGAAGAAGTAGCTGAAAAACAATTAAAGTCTCTAAAGAAACAAACACAATTGGCATTCAATGAACTTCGAATAGCCGGTCAGATAGTTGGTAAAGAGTTTGAACCTGCATTACTTAATGGCATTGACCTGATAAAAGAATTTGCAGGATTCTTACAAACAGATTTTGTAGAGAGTACTGAAATATTTAGATCTAGCTTAGGAGTTGTTGGAGAGGCTCTTGATATGGTTAATACAAAAGCTGAATCAAGTGGTTCAGGATTCTTCTCTTATAAAAATATAGTCTTAGGTGCTAGTCATTCCTTACTGGCATTAGCTAAAGCAAGAATATATCTTGATGGTGCTTTTGCTAATAATGAATTTGAGAGAAATAATAGAGATTTAATGGAGCAGAATACAATAAATGCTCTAGCAATGGTAGATGCTCAACAAGAACTTAACATCGAATTAACTAGAGGAGATTCAAAACTTATGGCAACGGCTAAAGCTCTTGCACATTTTGAGTCCATTGCTGAACCATCAGTATTTCAAGTCCAGGAGTTTGCTAAAGCTAATGGCATCTCACTCCAGGCATTAAGAGATTTACTTACTGGCACTAATCCAGTAATAAAAGACTTTGATAATCTAAATGAACTTATTCCGTTAGTTACCGGTGCAATCTTTGAAGAGACTGTAGCTGTATCTCGTTTAAATAGATCTCAAGGGTTTTTAAATACTTCTACTGTAAATCTTGCAGATAATTCAGAAGAATTAAAAATTAAAACGGAGAACTTAGGTAGAGCTGAGGATCGTTTAGGAGATATTTCACGATTTTTAGATGACGATCTACAAAACTTAGGTAGATCACTAAGTTTTACAACTACAGAAATGTTAGCTCAGGAACGACAAGCTCGACTCCTGGACAAAACATATCGATCAGGATTATTTAAAACAGCAACAGCATTGACAAGTGCATTCGATAAATTTCAACAAATCCAGGAACGTGGAAAAGTTGAATCAGAACGAGTTGAAGATGCTACTAATCAAGAACGATCAGCATTTAACGAATTAAAAACAGCTGAGGAAAAACTTGCTAGTACTAGACAAAACCTTAGTAATGCACAAATGGATGGAACAGAAGTTTCAATCCGTGAGCAATTCGAAATTGTAAGACTCAGAGATCGTGTTAATGAGTTAAATAAAGAATTTAAAGAGGGAACGGTAACTGCTTTAGAGTTATCTGTTGCTCAATTAGATTTAGATGAGGCTATTGCACGAGCAGGAGAAACTTCTTCTGAATATAAAAGTTTACAAGATGCAGTAACAAGAGCTGAGGAAGATGTAACACGAGCTAAAGATAGTCATAAAGATTCAGTCGATAGATTATCTAAGGCTCAAAGAGAATTACAAACAGCAACTCAAGATACTTTCCAAAGTTTAGTTGAAGAGGCAATTGCTGTAGATAACTTGCAGTCAGTCATGGATGCATTTAGTGGCCAGGGATTTAATGACACAATGCAACTTATTGCAAATAAAACAGGAGAATCCTTTGCAGAAATCTTTAATCAGTATCAAAGTTTGCTAAATGGTTTAGATGGATTCACTCCTCCATCAAGTCCTAGTCCAGGACCTGGAGATATTCCAGGAACAGAAGATGATCCTACTCCTCCTACAGGACCAGGATCTATTCCTCCTCCTGCTGTTGACTTAAGAGATACTGATACGGACACAAGTCCTGGTGGAAGAACCCCAGGTGGTAACACTCCAGTTAAAATATATACAACTTTACAGATAGATAACGAGAGATTTGAAACAGTTACACAAAAAGCAATCCTCGATCTACAACGTAAAGGCCACAAGATTTTACTCTAATGGCTTTTAGTTTCGATAACGTAACTGTAACTGTAGAGGGAGCATTAGATAACAATCCATTTGAGACAGTAAGTACCTGGACTGATATTTCAAGTGATGTTAAGAATATATCTATTTCGAGAGGACGTCAGCATGAATTAGCTGAGTTCCAATCAGGTAGCTGTACTCTTAAATTAAAGAATACAAGTCAACAATATAACCCTCTAAACACTTCTAGTCCTTACTACGATGCAACGTTAGGACGTTCGAAGATACAACCTGGTAAAAGAATTAGGATCAAGGCCGTTTATGATTCTCAAACTTATTACCTATACGATGGATATATAGCATCTATTCCCCAGGGATTCTTACTCCAGGGAGCAGATGGTGTTGCCGAGCTAAGACTTGTTGATGCATTTAAGTACTTTAATCTCAACAAACTAGAAGATCGTAACTGGAAATTAGGACAATCAACACTAGGAGAAACTACTCGACTAGCTTATGAAGATATTGTTGAACTATCCTCAGCAAGAGTAACCCGTTTACTTAATTCATTTGGATGGCCTAGTGCAAGAAGAACGATTCGTACTGGAGATGACTCTGTTATAAGTCAGTCAACAGATCAGACGTATCTCAATGCATTCCAAGACGTTGAAACTGCTGAACAGGGATTCTTTTTTATGGGTCCAGGATCAGATGGATTTGATGCAAAGTTTTATGATCGTAACTATTTAATAACACAACAAAGTACAAGTAATACAACATTTGGTAATGGAGTAGGAGAAAAACCGTTTACGGATGTATTAATGACTTTTGATGACACAAAAATCATTAATATTTCTAATGTAACACGAACTGGTGGAGTTACTCAAACAAGAGTAGATCAAGATTCTATAGATAGATTTGGTCCTTACTCAGAGAACATAACCACCATTAATACAACTGATGCCGATACAGAGTCTATAGCTGTACAACGGGTGTCAGCATTTAAGACTCCTGGAGTCAGAGTTGCACAATTAATACTTAATCCACAAAGTGATGCAACACTATGGCCCCAGGCATTAGGAAGAGATTTACTAGATCGAGTAACTGTAAAGGTTCCATTAAATACTGGAGAAACTTTAGAGAGAGATCTATTTATTGATGGAATCACTCACGAGATTGATTCAACGAACAATCGTTGGACCTGGCAACTTAGGACATCCCCTGCATCAGAAGTTGGTGCCTGGGTATTCCCTGCTGAGTTAGGTGTATCAACGATATTGGCATGGTAATACAAGGAGAAATACATGGCTTATAAAGATGATTATGCAACTGGAGATACGATTGATGCAACTACGTTCAATGAACTAATTAAATCAGCTGTATATTCTTTTGCAGATCTATCAACATTACAATCATCCATCTCATCCCCTATAGATGGACAAATAGGTTTTGCTCAAGATACTGAATCGTATTACAGATATGATGCAGATTCAACGTCCTGGGTAGGACTACTCGGTGGTGCAGACATTACAGCAGTAACTATCACAACTGGAGCTAACTCCGGTTTAAGTGGTGGAGCAACTGCAACATCCGGTGCATTTACCTCAACATTGCTAATCGATGCAAATAATTTAGCTACTGCAACAGCAGGTGCAACAGATTATTTAATCATTGAAGATGTTACGGATGGAACTACTAAAAAGGCATTGATATCAGATATCGTCTCTCTTGGAGATATTACAGCTGTAAATACAGCAAGTAACTCAGGCTTAGCAGGTGGAGGAACCGGTGGAGATCTGAGCATAACAATTGATCCAAGTAATTTAGCTGACGGATCAGGAGTAACTTTGGACTCATCTAACGATCTTTTCATTATGGAAGATGCAACAGATGGGACCGTATATAAAGTATCTGCACAAAAAATACTCGATGCCGGGGGTTTTGCAGATATCGGACTAATCATAGCACTCGGATAATAGGAGAAAATATTTATGGCCAACATATTTAAAAATAACTACATAGATCTAACAGCTAGTTTTCAAGATGCAGTTGCCTCGGCAAGTGTTACAGGAACTGGAATAGTTTTAACTGTTAGAGCAACTAATGTACATGCATCAAACGATGGAACTGTAACCCTTAAGGTTACTGATGGAACATCAGGAGAATCAGAAATAGCTCATGAAATGACTGTACCGAATGGTACATCAATTGAGTTGGCAGGTACATCAAAACTAGTTTTAGAGACAGGAGATAAAGTCGAGGCTAAAGCTGATGCAACATCAACTATAGAACTCTTCGTATCCTGGCTACACATTACCTAGGAGGTAAATATGCCTTACGGCTATTTAGGAACCCAAGCAGATCAAACAGTCTCTAATAAAGGAGTACTGTCAGTTAATGATGCCCTCGAACTTCAATCACAAGGAAAACTCGGTGGCTCATTAGAACTTATTGCTGAACAAACTGCAAGTGGAACTTCTGCAACAGTTGAATTTTTAGATAATATGCAAGAGGACATTTATGATGTTCATTTATTGCAAATTAGTGGGTGGCAATCTTCAGATAGTAATAGAACTTTTATATTGAGATTATATGAAAATGGAGTACTTGAAAGTGGAAGTGTTTATCAGTATGCATATTTAGTTATGGAATCAACAGGTACTTTTACTG